ATTATTGACTCTATTTTTATTCACAAAATATTTGTTTTTACAATTAATAGAACAAAACTTAGTCTTTTTTCCAAACAATTCATTATCACAGCTATACCAATTACATTTCATTCTTATAGTATAACACAAAGATATAATCCACTATTTAGTTTTAGTAGCTGGCACAGCAGGACTCGAACCTGCAACCTACTCCTTAACAGGGAGCCGCACTGCCAATTGTGCTATGTGCCAAAGTGCCCGTTAAGGATGGGCTTCCATAGAGTGCTAGTTAATTAGCACTAGTAGTGCGTTACTATCGCCTACTGGTGTACCGCTCTCCGCAATACCTGGATTTGCTACCCATGCACCTGCCAACTTAGCTGTTGCCGTTGATGTGTTTGGAGCTGGGACCAGGAAATCAGTTTTTGTTGGGCTAAAGTTAGAGGACCTCAAAAGATTGCCAGAGCTATCCGCTGAGCTAACTGCCACAGCTGCATCAATACAAGCTGGCTGACTTACGTACCCCTTGTCTGCATTGTTTCCAGCTGCAATAAAGGTAGGGATTCCTAGGTCAGCTAGTGACTGGATACTAGCAGATGTCTGTGGTAGCGAAGGGCACTTTACAGTACCTGCACTATCGATGCGTGCCTGATACTTGTCTCTTAGCTTTTCTAGCCTCTGGATAATTCTTTCTGGCATTCCTCTGGACTCATAGCGATCAATAAGCCTGTTGTACAGGGATACCATTCTTTCATATCTTGCCGTGTTTCCACCGCCCTGAGCTACGTATTTGTGACTTGCCATTGAATAAGAAACTGCATCAATACCGTACTCTTCAGCATTTTCAGCAATCCACTTCATGGATGCTTTAAAGTCGTTGTGAGTTGCATTTAGCATTCTTCCGCCGAACACCTTTGCATTTTTAATTAAAATTAGCTTTGCGTTTGGGTTTGCATCAAGCACTGCCTGTGCCATAAGGTTTCCATGATTCCATTTTTCTTGATATCTTGGTAGCACCTCGCTGGTTGCCCCAGCCGCTCCTGGCCCAACTTCAAAGCCCTTACTGATGTCGTTACATCCGAAGCTGTATGCAAGAATGCAGGCCTCTAGGATTACGCTATCTCCAAAACGCTCTGCATCAAAGCCAGCGTCAATAATTGCTACTACCTGCTCATCTGCAGGCTCTGCATTTACCGCAGGTGTTACGGCAAATAGCATGCCTAGTGCGGCAAATACCGCAATAAGTGATTTACTGATTTTCTTCACTATTGTCTCTCCTTTATTAGTGTAGATTAATTGTATATTATTTTGTTGACCTTGTCAAGCTTTAAAAGTCCCAGTCGTCATCGGTAGTTGCTTCGTGAGTACCAATTACGTAGCTTGAACCGCTACCGCTAAAGAAGTCGTGATTCTCATCAGAGCTTGGACTTAGTGCTGACATGATTGCTGGATTAACATCAGTAGTTTCTTTAGGAAACAATGGGTCAAAGCCCAGGTTCATGAGTGCTTTGTTTGCATTGTAGTGCAAGAACTTTTTAACGTCTTCTGTTAGTCCAACCTCATCATATAGCTCACGAGTGTATTTGATTTCATTTTCATATAGATCCATCAACATATCATAAGCGTATGCTTTCATGTCTGCCTGCTCTGATTCGCTAAGCTCGTTATAGGCTAGCTGGAATTTGTAACCAATGTAGTATCCGTGGATCGCTTCGTCACGAATAATCAAACGGATTAGGTCAGCCGTGTTGGTTAGCTTTGCCCTGGATGATAGGTACATTGGCCAGTAGAATCCGCTGTAGAATAAGAATGATTCTAGGAATGTTGATGCAATCTTACGCTTTAATGGATCATCACCACGGTAATAGCTGAGAACAATGTCTGCTTTCTTTTGCAAATACTCGTTTTCTTCACTCCACCTAAAGGCTTCTTCAATCTCTGCCGTTGAGCAGAGAGTGGAAAACACGCTTGAGTAGCTCTTTGCGTGAACACTTTCCATGAAGGCGATGTTGGTGATAACCGCTTCCTCGTGAGGGGTGCGTGAGTCTGGAAGGGTTGACATTGAACCCACAGTACCCTGAATGGTATCTAGCATAGTAAGTCCAGTGAACACTCTTTGAGTCAGCAGCTTCTCATTTTCTTTTAGATTTGCCCAGGACTGCACATCATTGGATAGAGGAACCTTTTCTGGCAACCAGAAGTTGGCAGTTAGCCTGTTCCATACGTCTAAGTCTACTGGATCCTCAATTGCGTTCCAGTTAATTGGTCTTGTAATTCCTTTGATTTCCATACTTTCCTTTCCTATAACATACAGCTTACGCAGTTCTCTGCTTCTGTACCCTGCAGAGCCTGCTGTCTAATTCGAATATAATAAATAGTCTTAATACCCTTTTTCCATGCGTAAATCTGTGACTTGTTTACGTCACGAGTTGTGGCATCATCTTTAAAGAACAATGTCAGTGACAGGCCCTGGTCTACGTGCTTAGTAGCAGCGGCATACACATCAATAATCTTCTCTGGACCAATTTCATAGGCATCCATAAAGTATTCACGGTTATCGTTTGTCATGTGTGGTGCTGGGTAGTAAACACGACCAAGCTTTCCCTCTTTACGAACCTCAACAGGAGCAGCAATAGGATGAATTGAACTAGTGCTGTTATTGATATAACTAATTGAGCCTGTTGGTGGAACTGCTTGTAGGTTCTGGTTGTAAAGACCATGCTTCTGAACAAACTTGGAAAGCTTCTTCCAATCGTCCTGTGTAGGAACATGAACATTAGAATCTTTAAATATTTTATTTACCTTGTCTGTTTTAGGAAGGTTGTCGCAACAAGTGTACTGATCAAAGAATGAGCCATCTGCATACTTAGAGTTTTCAAATCCATCAAATGGGCTACCAGTTTTCTTTGCCATCTCAGCACTTGCTTTGATTGCATAGTACGCAACAGTCATGAAGTAGATGTCTGTAAAGTCAATGGACTCCTCTTCTCCATAGTGCATACGCTCTTTACCAAAATATCCGTGTAGGTTCATCTGACCAAGGCCTATGGCTCTTGACTTACGATTACCCTCTGCAACTGACATTACGGAGTCAATATATGACAACTCTGATACCGCCGTCAATGACTTGATGGCTACTTCAATAGTCTTTCCAAAGTCTGGAGACTCCATAGCCTTAGCAACGTTCAGTGAGCCTAGGTTACAGCTAATGTCTTTACCGATTTCCTTGTAGCTAAGATCGTTGTTGTAGGTAGTTGGTGTGTTCACCTGCAGAATCTCAGAGCAGAGGTTGCTCATGTTGATTCGACCCTCAATAGGGTTTGCATTGTTAACGGTATCCTCATATACAACGTATGGATAACCACTCTCAAACTGAAGCTCTGCTACTCTCTGAAAGAAGTCTCTTGCTTTAATTCATCTCCTGGTATAGTTCTGTTACGGAGATGTCTGCCATTGGCTTACCGTATACCCTCTCAACATCGTAAGGGCTAAATAGATACATATCTTCATTAGTTTTAGCCAGTTCAAGAGTAATATCTGGGACAACCACACCAATAGACAGTGTCTTAATCCTAGTCTTCTCATCTGCGTTTTCACGCTTGGTGTCTAGGAATCGCATGATGTCTGGGTGGTGAGCGTTTAGATAAACAGCTCCTGCTCCCTGACGTGCACCCAACTGGTTTGCGTAACTAAAGCTGTCCTCAAGAATCTTCATTACTGGAATGATCCCTGAGCTCTGACCTTCAATCTTTTTGATTGGAGCACCAGACTCACGGATGTTTGTTAGGTTAAGGCCTACTCCACCGCCACGCTTTGATAGCTGTAGAGATGAGTTGACTGCCCTGGCGATTGATTCCATATTGTCTTCAACACGCAATAAGAAGCAAGACACATACTCTCCACGCTGCTTCTTACCTGCGTTTAGGAAGGTTGGGGTTGCTGGCTGGAAGCGACCAGAAATAATTTCTTCAATAACATCTTTGGCAAGCTTCTTGTCTCCACGACCCAGCATTAGGCCATTCATTACGACACGGTCCTCAAACCTCTCAAGGTAACGCTCACCATCAAATGTCTTCATGGCGTATGATGTGTAAAACTTGTAAGCACCCAAGAACGTTGGGAATCTAAATTTAAATGAATAGGCAAACTTAAATAAGTCTTTGACATCCTCAAAACTGTATAGGTCTAGAAGTTCTTTTTCATAATACTCATTTTCAATTAAATAATCAATCTTTTCTTCGAGGCTGTGGAAGAAAACTGTGTTTTGGTTTACGTGGTCAAGAAAATACTTTCTGGCTGCTTCCTTGTCTTTGTCAAATTGAATCTGCTTGTTCTCATCGTATAGGTTAAGCATTGCGTTTAGCTCGTGATAGCTGTAGTTATTCTCCATATATTGCCTCTAGTCTTTCCTGTAGTCTTTCAATATCTCCTGGTGCCCCAAAAATCTCAATACGAGCAATGATTGGTACTCCTGTTTTTGCAGAAATTAATTCTGCTGCCTTGCAAAAGTGATCTCCAAAATTGGTGTTGCCAAAGCCTACAACTCCACGGAGCTTGTCCCTGTTTTCAGGAACGTTTAAAAATCTTCTAACTTGCCTCGGAATAGCACTTTTCTCACTACCACCGCCATAAGTTGGAACAAATAGTACGAACCCACTGCCACTATAAATGGGACTGGAATCATCATCAGAACGAATAGGAATCCTGGTGAACTGTCCATTTGCTGCCTCTCTAAACTTTTCTACAAACCTGTGAGTGTTACCTGTATGATTTGAGAAATAGATTACGTCTATACTCAAAATATCTCTCCTACTACAACATGTTGAAGCGTTCTAGGTAGTCACGCACATCATCTGGTATTTTTTTGGATTTATAGTCTACCACGCCTTCTGAAAAATCTTCATCTAATTCACGATTTTTAGGTCGTGAATTAAAAGTATGTACGTCAATTTCTAGATTTGTGTCACGAACAGCATGGGATATGGCATTGTACACAGCTCCACAAACAGCGTCCGCAAGGTCTTTAGATTTCTTACGAGGGTGATCGACCCTATTGTTTTTCATAATCTTTAATTCTGTCAACTCTTCAAACAATAAGTCAATCATAGGCATTGCCAACCGCTCTTCGTATATAAGCATAGCCATGTCCTCATAGTGCTTTTTTGCTACCGATACCGTTGCAGTTTTCATGCCAACGGCCTTTAGCTCATTTTGAATATCAAATGACTGCCAGCGGTCAAAGCTGACAAGTCCGATATCAAATCCTAACCTACGCAAATTTTGTATCCATTGCTTTACTTCAGACAAGTCTACTGGGCCTTCTACCTTTGGCTCCCACCAAGCGACAGCGTCTACAACAACCACAGGGGCAACTTGCTCGTAATCTTTAATTACCTGGATGTTTACCCACTTGTCTACGTGAGCTATTGCGACTGCACACTTATCGTGTCTTTGTGCAAGGTCGGCATGCACAAAATATTTTTTGTCAGGATCAGGCTTAAACGATTCCTCGAACCTTCTAAACGAATCTAGTGGATTACGAAGGGTCATGGCGTTCTGCACTTTTTCTCTCTGTTTAAAAAATGCATCAGAAGAGAATGTGGGTATGCACAAGAAACGCATCATTGCATCCCCCAAGTCAGTGTAGAATGCTACCTTAAAATCTTCTATCCTACGAGTGGGGTTTACGTCCCAGGTAGGCCTTTTAAGGGCATACACTCCTGGGTATTTATAGGATATGATATGGTCTTCTTCCCACTCAATAGTCAAGGTATTCCCGTCTGCATCTTCTGGCAAATCGGGGTTCATAACAAATGTATGCGACTTGGTGAGAACTTCTTTTTCAAGAATTGCATCATCATACTTGCTAGATATAAAGTCTCCTTGATACCTCGGAAACGATAGCATAATTACTTTGCCTAGATCTGGGAAACGAGAATCA